AGAAAGAATTGCAGAACGTATTGATGCAAATCTATTAAACATTTCTACTGATGATTTGTATTCATTGAACAAGAAAATATTCTCAGACAAGATTCAAAAGTTAAAAGAAGCAACAACAGGTCGATTGGTGATCAAAGAATATCCTACTGCTTCTGCTAGTACAAGTCACTTTAAATCTTTAATTAATGAATTGGCATTGAAGAAAACATTTAAACCAGATATTGTCTTTGTTGACTATATTAATATCTGTGCAAGTTCTCGTTTCAAACCTGGTGCCAATGTAAACAGTTATACTTACGTCAAGGCTATTGCCGAGGAGTTAAGAGGTCTGGCAGTCGAATGTAACCTCCCGATTGTGACGGCAACTCAAACTACTCGAACTGGATTTGTTTCTACTGATATTGGCCTTGAAGACACCTCCGAATCATTTGGTCTGCCTGCTACTGCTGACTTCATGTTTGCTCTCATTTCAAACGATGAGTTAGAACAGGCAGGTCAAATGATGGTCAAACAATTGAAGAATCGATATAATGATCCTACAATGAACAAGAAGTTTGTCATCGGTATTGATCGTTCTCGTATGAAATTTTTTGATGTAGAACAATCAGCACAAAATCTAGTTGAACAACAACTCGATGAAGATGGTGAAGACGTACTCGAATCATATATTAAAAAGAACAAAGGAAACAAATATGGCAACTTCTCGTAAACGTAAGACTACAAAAAACACATCAACAAAGAAACTCAAATATACAACAAAACCTGTGAAGTCCAGACGTATGCCAGGATTTGTTGATATCATCTGGCAAGTCAGAGAGAACACACGTAAAGTGGTGAATGTCTTTGAGTTTGAAGATGATGCTGAAAAGTTTGCAGAATTTCACAATAAAGAACAGATTTGGAAACAAAATAACGGTATACCTAACTTCCTGTGTATTAAAGAATTATAAATATAACTGTTGACATAATATGGAAATAGTGATATATTCTACACAAATGGGAGAGGTGTATGTTAAGTTTTAAGGGTTATTTAACCGAATCTACAGCAGGTGGTGCTGATTTTGAACCAGCAATAGTAATGGGTTACTATTCAGTTCAAGGTTTAAAGGTTCCCTCAGCAGATGAATTAGGTATATCTTCAAAAGACTATAATATGGTCTTAAAAGATAAATCATTAAAAATTGCTGGTGAGAATATTGTAAAAAATATCATATCAAAAGTTGGTAAAAAGAAAGTAGCAAAACAATTAGGTAGAGGTACATATCCTCTAACACCTTTTTGGAAAAGTTTCGGTGCATCAAACACCACACCAAAGACCGATTTAATGATCGGTAATTCACAAATCTCTCTTAAAATAGGTCCTGCACAATTAATGTCTGGTGGTAAAGCAGAATCAGTGGCAACATTTAATGCAGCTCTTAGAAGTAAATCAGTAAAAAATACTCTAACAAAAGATCCATTAGTTAAATCTATTCTTGGTGATTTTGATAGTTTTGTTGAAAGAGGTTTAACAAAAGGTGGAACTGTTGATGATTTTATCAAAGGATCAAAGGCAGGTAAAGATAAAATTATTTCAGAAGGAAATAAAGCACATAAACAAATGATTGAAAAATTAAATCAATTATTTGATAAAAGTGATGAGTTTAAAATTGCATTTGCTCGTGAGGCAATGACTGGTATAGAAAAATTTGGGCCAAAGAATCCAGCGACAGCATATTACTTTTTAGTTGGTGATAAATCTGGTAGAAGTACATCATATCATGCGATGACAGAAAATGCTTATGTTCGAAAAGTTGCTGATGCAATGAAAACCTCAGTACGTTTTAAATCATCTAGTCAAAAGTTAAAAGGAGAGAAAACAGGAAAATATAATTATTGGTCTGTTGTTGCTTTAATTGTAAATAAATTAGATGATACAGCAAAGCAAGTTAAAGAAGAAATGATACTTAATGGTCAATGGAACTTTTCATTAACTGAAGAACAAATAAATGAAAACATTTTTAAAATTGCATATCAAAGAATTAAAGATTTTGTTGTCAACTTAATTACATCAATTAAAAACTGGATAGTTCAGAAAGTAGAAAATGTTATTGAGTTTCTAACAGCTGAACCAATTATGAATTTCAATAATACAATAGTGTTTCCAAAATGATAGATTTTTTAGTAGAAGATAAAAACACACACTTAGAACATTTGGAAGATGATATCATTCTCAATGGTGCAGAGGGTGGTACCAACGCATTGAACTTTTTAGAATCACTAAGAGATATGTTACAAGGTAATACTAATAAGAAAGTTAATCTTACAGTTAAGTGGGATGGTGCTCCAGCAATTGTCGCAGGAATCAATCCAGAGAATGGTAAGTTCTTTGTTGCAACCAAAAGTTTATTTAATGTCACACCAAAGATTAATTATACACCTGCTGATGTGATGAGAAATCATACAGGTGATGTTGCAAACATTTTAAGAGAAGCATTATTATATCTAAAACCATTAAACTTCAAAGGTATTTTACAAGGTGACATGATGTTTACAACATCAATGAAAAAGACAAAAGGTATCACATCACCATCTGGTAAAAAAGAACAAGTCATATCATTTCAACCAAATACAATTGTTTACACCGTGCCAGAGAACACAGGTTTAGGTCAACGAATTGCACGTGCAAAGTTTGGTATTATATTTCACACCACATACACAGGTTCATCAATTGCAAAACTCAAAGCAAAGTTTGGTGCTGATGTATCAAAACTTAGACGTTCTCCCAACGTTTGGTTTGATGATGCATCATACAAAGATGTTTCTGGCACTGCGATGATGACATTGGGTGAAGGCGAACAACTTGGTAAAATGTTAAACATGGCAAGAGGTTCATTAAAGAAATCAACACCAGTATTAAACAAAATGAAAACAGATTTGTCTGATTATTCAATCGGATTAAATTTAAAGACGTATCTAAATACTTTTGTAAGACAAATGGAAGATATACCAGCAACAGCAAAAGCAGTATCAGGTTTTCGAAATTATTACGAAGGTAAAGTGGGTGCTGATATTGATCGTGTGAAGAAACAAGAAACCAAAGACAAATACAAAGCAATCTTAGATGATGGTTTAAGATTTATTGAACGAGCAGGTGATCAGATATATTTTGCTATTGCAACATATAAAACAATACAGAAAGCAAAGAAATTGATTGTTGATAAATTAAATCAAGTAAAATCAATTGGTACTTTTGTTGTTAGTGGAAATGGATTAAAAGTAACTAATCCAGAAGGTTATGTTGTTGTTGATAGAAAAGGCACTGCAAGAAAATTAGTTGATCGATTAGAATTTTCAGCTGCAAATTTCACTGCAGCTAAGCGCTGGGATAAAGGACCAAAGAGAGTAGCATGAGTAAAACATTAAAAGAGTTTCTGGCAAAGGGTAGTAAAAGACCAAAGGCAGTTGCATTTGCTTTCGGTAGAATGAATCCACCAACTGCAGGACATGAAAAACTGATCCAGAAAGTTGAATCGATTGCCAAGAGAATTAAAGGTGACGCAATCGTTTATGTGAGTGCATCACAAGATAAGAATAAGAATCCTTTAGATGTGCGAACAAAGATAAAGTATTTAAAACCTTTATATCCAAATGTTCAGTTTAAACCTGCAACAGGTAACACAAGAACATTTATGGAAGTATTAAAGAATGACTTGAATAAAAAATATTCAGATGTTTATATGATTGGTGGAAGTGATCGAGTATCTGAATTTAAAAAGTTAATTACAACATATAATGGAAAAGATTATGATTTCGATAAGACCGAAGTAATGAGTGCTGGAGAAAGAGATCCTGACGCACAAGGCACCTCAGGAATCTCTGGTACAAAGATGAGATTATTCGCTGTTAAGAATGATTATAACAGTTTTAGAAAAGGTCTGCCAATCAAAATGAAAGACGCAGACGGTAAAAATTTATTTAAAGATTTAAGAACTGCAATGGGTATTAAATCACAAAAAGGATTTGGAGTTCAAATGAAACCAGTAATGAGTTTAGAAGATTTTGAAAAACAAGAATTAAGACAAGAGTATATGGAAGAAAATGTATTTAACATTGGTGATTATGTAGAAAATATGAATGACTGTACCATCGGTAAGATAATCAAAAGAGGAACAAATTATCTTGTCTATGAAATGGAAGATGGTGGTGTAAAGAAAGCATGGTTACACGAATGTGTTGCTGTGGATTCAACCCAAGCAGAAATGATGGAATCAACTAATGTCAAAAAAGAAAAAGTAAAAGATGTTGTTCTACAGAAAAATTCTGATGAGTTAGATGATGATGAAGATGATTTCTTAGAAGACATCGGTGAGATGAGAAAAACAAAACAAGATAAAGATGTCAAAGATAAAGAGGGTACTCAACCTTCAAAGTATTATGCTAAGGATGCTGAAGGTGATAAGATGTCTAAGTCAACAAAGGCAAAGAGAGCTGCTCAGTTTGCCAAAGGTGCGGACTTACCAGATGATGATCCGAAGTCATACAAACCTGCACCCGGCGATGCAGGTGCTGAAACAAAACCAAGTAAGCATACAAAGAAGTTTAAACAAATGTATGGCGAAAAGAGTGAGGGTCTTTGGGATAATATTAGAAAGAAGAAAGAAAGAATCAAACAAGGTTCTGGTGAGAAAATGAGAAAGCCAGGTGAAAAGGGAGCACCAACACCAGATCAGATTAAACGAGCTCAAGGTGAAGCATATGAGATTGGAAAAGACTATGCGGATCACGCTAAAGATATCACTCCTGGAGAAAGTTCAAAGAAAAAGGTTAAAAAAATGGAACCAACAGAAATTAAAATTAAAGATATTAAAGAATGGTCAGAGAGTGAAACTACTATTAACAAATACAAAGAACGATATGGAGATACTTACGAAGAAATCTTAGAATCAGTTGTTGCCAAGATGATTGAAAAAGTCGAACAGCTAGATGAAAAGATTGAGGGTCTTGTAAAGAAAGCAGAGAAATCTGGTATGCCATATTCTATTCTAAAGAAAGTTTATGATCGAGGAATGGCTGCTTGGAAAACAGGTCATCGTCCAGGCACAACACCACAACAATGGGCATTTGCTCGTGTTAATTCGTTTGTCACTAAGTCAAGTGGAACATGGGGTGGTGCTGATAAAGACTTAGCATCTAAAGTAAAAGGAGAACAAGTGAAAATCGAAAGCACTGTTCAATCTTTTTCAGAATATTATGATCAAAAATGTGAAGAATGTACTTTTGAACACGAAAGTGAACCATTAATGGAAGCAGAATATCAAGGTAAAAAAGTACAATTAAATAATCCTACACGATCCAATGATGGTAAGAAAAAGTTTTATGTATATGTGAAAAACGAAAAAGGTAACGTTGTTAAAGTAGGATTTGGTGATCCCAATATGGAGATCAAACGTGATGATCCAGAGAGAAGAGCAAGCTTTAGAGCAAGACATAACTGTGAAAATCCAGGACCAAAATGGAAAGCAAGATATTGGTCTTGCTATCAATGGCGTGCTGGTGCAAAGGTAGACAACTAGGGAGAGTTAAATGAGATATAAAAGTAGTATAACTGAGGCATATCGAAAGGTTGTCGAAGGTAAATTAAAAGAAGATGGTCATATTGATGTACCATCAATGAAAAGATTGTGCAAGGTAATGACAGAAAACATTTCTGATATTGAAATGAAGTTAAGTGAAATGTCAGGTGATGAATCTGTTGATACTTGGTGGACTAATAAAATGGCAACATCATCAAGTAATTTAGAATCTTGCAGAAACTATATTATGAATCCAGAAAGTGACATGGAAGAATCAACTGATTTAGAAGAAAAATTTATGGATGCATACGTTATTCGTTTTAGAGATAAGGGTGCGTCTGAAAATTCAGTTGTTGTATTTAAACAAGAACATGATAAAGATATCTATGTAGATTTCTTAAAGAAGAAAGGTGCGAAAGTCCTTTCAGTTAAAAAACAAAATTTAAACATGAAAGTTTAAAAGGGAGAGAAAAATGGAAAAATTTAAAGGAAACGCTACTTATTTCGAAAGAAAAAGTGGATCATTAGAGGAGATTGTTTCAAAGATTAATGAAGCAAATCCTAAACCAGAGGTATTTGATTTACAAAAAGAAAGTGAAGAATACAAAAAAGTATTCGCTGCTGCTATGAAAAAATTCAAAATCAATTCACCTGCTGATCTCAAGTCAGATGAAGAAAAGAAGAAGTTCTTTGATTATGTGGATTCAAAGTATAAGGCACCAAATGAAAAGCCTGAACAAGTAGATCCAAAAGCAAAGAAAGTTAATCAATCTCAAATGGCAAAAGATGGTGAAGAAGAAACAAAAGTAAAAAAGTCTGTTAACGAAACAGTAAAAGACATGTTAATGAAAGCATGGAAACAGGCTGCGGAAAAGTAAAATGGCTGATCTAAAAGACTTTGGAGTTGTCAAGTCTTGGTATGAAGCATACAAACAGGTTAATGAAAAGAAAGAACCTGAAGTAAAAGTTCTACCAAAAGATGATGACGAGGAGAAGGAAAAGAAACCTGAACCAAAGGCAACAGATGATGCAGATAGTTTAAAAGCAGAAAACGAAAAACTTAAGGCAGAGGTTGAAAAACTGAAACTTGATGTTGCAAAGAAGGATGCTGAAACAAATGTAGAACCTAATGCTGAAACTGGTGAAGTTCCACTTCGAGTAGGTATTGCTCAGTCAATACTAGACAAAAAGAAAAAGGCAGAAAAGAAAGAAGTCAAAGAAGAAACTTTAGATGAAAAGA